TCGATCAACTTGTTTACATCGTTAGGACAGGTGGCGTCCATTTCGAACCACTCATAGATCCACTTATCATCATTACTGACGATCGTGCCTTTCACATCGATTCTCAACCTTCATCACCCCCTTTTACTACAGCGGTGTCAAGCCGCCGGATAGGCTCGTCGCCGCCGTCGACAGGAGCCAGGTTAAATACTTCGCGCCATTCATTCGGCGTTAGGGCCCCACGGTCAACCATCTGAGCCAGGTTCAGCTTTGTCTGCATACTAGCCGTTGCCAGATTCGCCGCCTCGAAGATAATTCGGTTCCCGAATCCCCGTTCCCGGCGGGTGAATAGCTTCCTGGTGTACTCGTTGCTAAGTTCAATCACCATCGGCTCAATTTCTGCCTCAAAGTAGGCGTTCCAGATGTTCTCGTCATAGTCAGACTGGACTATTTTTTGATTAGTGTTGAATAATGAATAGATCCGCTGAGTAGTTCTGTCCATCTGGGCGGCATTGGGGACATAATCTTCTGGTTTTATCTGCTGCGCGTCTGCTTTGGCGTCTGTGGCGGCCACTCCTGTGCCGCTGTTTTCAACACTTAAGAAGTTGGCTGCAAAGTCTGCCGCCTGCTTCTTCAGATCCTCGGGCCGCATCGACGCGGTAAACTTGAGCAGCCACCTGATTATGCTGCTGTTTTTTATAGCCTTAACAATCCCCTGGTCCGTAGTGGTGACTATCTCCATCAGCGGGGCCAGGGCCGGGGCTATCGGGTCTCCAAAAATATCGTTGTTGTTAAAGTCCTGTCTCAGGTGGATTATATCAGCATAGGGGAAAGTGTATATTTTCCCGTTCGCAAACATGAATTTTAGATACAGCGTATACTTCTTGTCGTAAATCGCCTCAGCTGACACTGCCGGGATAGGATAGATCTCGGTTGGATACCCGAACTCATCCCGGATAATAAGAGCAAAAGCATTATTATTCAGGACCAGCTGAGAGGCCAGTTTCTCCTGGAGCTTTTGTCCGGTCATGTAGGGGTTAGGTTCTTCCAGCAGGAATCTGATATACGGCTCCGGGTTAACTTCTAGCTTCCTGGTCCCGTCTTTTAATACCGTCTGCCGGACGTGCTTGGCAACTAGCTTTCCTATAGCCTTTACCTTTGGCCGCATAGCCGCCCGAACGATGTCTGACTGATATATCTTGCCATTCCAGGCATAAAAGCCATTCCCTCGCTCAGTCACCAATTGATATTTAGTTTGTTGTGTGGGTTCCTTGTTCCGTAATCGGTCAAATAATCCTATCGGGTTCACCCCCTTTAAATAAGGCTCTGGTATTCATCCAGCCGGTCCTGCAATACTGTGTAAGCATTAAGCAAGGCAGCCATGCCGTCAATACGCTTAGTTCTCTTCGACGTTTTAACCGGTTGAATGTTACCGTTTTTATCCTCTTCTTTAGCTGTGTTAGCCAAGCACCATTTCGTAACCGGATTATTGTTGTAATTAATTAGCTTGCTTTCCAGATCTCTTTCCAGCTGCTTCATGGGCCCGGATAATGTTTTCTTTCCCTGGATGACTGGAACCATGCTTTCCTTGCCAAATATTCCCCGCATTTCCTCAACCCAATAGGTGGCTGACCAGCTATCATAACCTACCCAAGGTATGTAGATATCGAGCTCATTCTGAACCTCCAGGAACCATTCAGTAACATACTTGGCATGAACCTTGTTCCCCGGGCATGTCCTGACTAAACCCTGTTCTATCCACAGGTCGTATGGAATCTTATCTTCTCTGACCCGCTGTTCTAACAGATCCTCAGCTAGCCAGAACATGGGCAAAACATAAATGTGATTATCGCCCGGCACCATGAATATAACTACTGCAGCCGTCAAGTCTGTGGTGCTGGATAGGTCAGCGCCGCCAATGCCGTATCGGGGCTTTAGCTCTTTTAGGTCAAAAGTGGCAGTATTATTAAGCACTTCAAAAGGCAGCCATGCCTCGCTTGACGTCTCCCGAATATTAAACTCTTTGCAGACAAGGTTTTTAACCAGCGCAGGATTGGCTTGGGCTTTCCTGACCTTCGCCGCTAACTGTTCCAGACTTTTAATAGTTCCCAGCCCCGGATTTGCTTTCTTCCAACAAGCTGGGTCTGTCCACTCTTTACGGTTGTCAAGTTCATAAATAAAGGCTATAAAGTGTTCGTCTTTATAGCCGTTCTCGTCGAAGTAGCCATTGATTACTCTTTCGGCTTCCTCGTACTTCTGGTCATATATATCTTCCCGGATGGTACCAGCTGTGGAGGTTATAAACACCAAGGGCTGTTCCCGGGCAGTGGTACCGTCAGCCATGATATCATACAGTGCTTTGCCTTGTTTCCACTGGTGGATCTCATCCATGAGTACGCCGTGTACGTTCAGCCCGTCCAGAGTGTCGCTGTCACTGGCCAGGGGTTTATAGATGCCATCATTGAAGTCGCTGACCAGCTCAGCCACCAGGGGCTTGATTCTTTTTCGCAGCGCTGGTGATTTCTTTACCATGCGCTTTGCTTCACTCCAAATAATTTTCGCCTGGTCCCGCTTGGTGGCTACTGCATAAACTTCTGGGCCAGGTTCATTATCACCCACTAATAAATAAAGCCCCACTGCTGAGGCTATTAGCGATTTGCCATTTTTCTTTCCGACGATCAGAACAGCTTCCCGATACTTCCGGCACCCGGTGATATCTATAAAACCAAAGACGGTGGCCAACAAAGCCTTTTCCCATAGCTCGAGAATTACTGGCTGACCACCCATTTTTCCTTTAGAGTGTTTACAATAATTCTCAATAAACTCTATAACATGGTTAGCTCGCTTCGGGCTGTAATAATACTCACTTGCATTGTCAGTTAAATCATAAACTATTTTTTTGTATGTCTTTTTAATCTTCTCGCTGACTATCTCTTTGCCACTTTCTATCTGCTCCCAGTATTCCAGAATTGGATTATAGTCTAGCGGGTACTTTATCATGCATCCTCACGCCCGCTTATAAAATCATCAAAGCCATCGTCTTTTTGCTTTACTTCCTGCTTTGGCACCAGGTCACTGAGCTGCTTTATGATGCTTTGATAATTTTTGTTCATGGTATTGTAAAGTCGGGCAACCGGACGTTCTCGCTCATATGGGTCTGTCTTTTCCGACTGGCTGAATAACTCGACATAACCCTTCTCGTCAAGGTCAACCTCGTAGTCTTCAAGAGTCACGCGCATATATGCAGCGCGCTGGATCAGCCCGTCAATGATTGCCTTATTATCTTTATCTATTTTTTTGTAGATTCTTCTAAGTCGCCGTTCTTCTTTTTTTATCCGTTCAACTTTTGTTAAGTCTTCGTTAATCGCCACATATATCACCTCTTTTCTGGTAGGGGGGTCACGCGCGCTACCTGCGTGTTACGCGGAGGTCCCCTGCCCGGTCCCTGTAGGGCCTACGGATATTTCAAAATGGGGGGGGGCTACCTCCACCGGCTGCCCCGATGCATCAAACCTGCATCTGCAGTCATCCTTGTTAACAAAGTGCGCCTCTTCATAATCATGGCAGCGCTTGCAGACATATTTCAGCAGGTCATGATTCAGTGCTACATCAGGATCAGTTATGTTTGCCGGAGTCAGTAGAATCTTATGGTGGACTATATGCCCCAACTGCTCTTGGCACTCTTCACACAGCCCGCCATCAAGCGCTACCCGCTCAGCTATATATGCTGCCCTGCACTTCAGCCAGGCCGCCGATTTGTAAAAGGCTTTCGCCCAGTCTTTAGCCATCCCGTCCCCCACCCCGCCGCATAAATCGGGATGTAGCGGCCCCACTTGTCCTAAGGTGATCGCCTGTAAAAGGGCAACAAAAAAGCCGGAGATTTTCCCCGGCTCTCTGTTCACTTTACACAATACCACAGATTATATATGACATTCTATGACATCTTTAAATTAGTGAGCGCTTGACTATGTAGCCTGTGTATCTGCCGCCAGCTGTAATTCATTTCTACTGCAATCTTTTCAAAGGTCTTTCCATCTAAGTACCGGTACTGTAGTAACAATCTCTCTCGGTCATCCTCTACTGCCTCAATAATTGCTTTGATGTTATCTCGTATAGATATTAACCGGTCGATGTCAGCATCAATCTCTTTTTCTAAATCAACAATCTTCGCGATAATACTCTCGGTATTCCCCCGGATACTGCCTCCGCCTTTTGGTTGAGAGGAGTAAACGGGAGTAAGCCTACTCAGTTTCGCCCGCCAGCAGTCAACCTCCTTTAGTTTACGGTCTATCTCCCGATCGAGGGTTATATATCGTTTCAAATACTTGATCTTATCCCGGTTGGTTACCTCTACCTCGGGATTGGCGGTCGTAAACATCGCCACTTATCAGCCCTCCTCAAACATGATGCCCTTGTTCTGCTCAAAGGCGTAATTGTACTCCATG